AAAAGATTTGCCAGGCTCGATAAGGACCAGATTAAAGATACGAGGAATATTGATTCCAACAGCGGCAACGCCGTAAGTTGCCACGATAATTTTATCCGTACTAGTTGCCACTTCATTATATTCTTCATCTCTTTTAGTTCCTTTAGTTGCACCGCTAACAAATACCGCACGATCACCTAGCAATTCTACAAGAGCATGACCTGGGGCCACACGATCTACTAGTACCAATGTATTGCCTGTTAAATTTACTTGTGTGACAAGTTTAGCCACAGTTTCTAGACGTTTGCTATCTTCTAATAAAAATTTCAACTCACTTTGATAGTTACTAAATTCTGCGTGGTCAACCAGTTGTACAATATTTACATGACATTGTGCTAGTACCCCTCGATTCTGTAATTCACTCGCAGATAGTTGATTAATCACCGGGCCTAAGCTACATTTCAATGCTTGAAATTCAAATGGTTCCTTAGGAACAGTTCCAGTTAATCCCCATCTAATTGGTACACGACTCATTATTGTAGTCAGTAATGTTTTAAGTGCATCAGCTTTGGCCATATGAACTTCATCGACCATTACGCATACAACATCTTGTAAGAATGCACCCATAGTAGTCCATGCTACTACATCATCTTTACTATTTTTCATTAGGATATTTAGACTTTGCCATGTACAGATAGTATGTGTTTTGCCTATATCTTTTCTATCACCAAAGTATACCCCTACATCTAAGCCTAGCCCTTTATAGTCTTTTTCAGTTTGAGTGACCAGTGATTTGTTTGGTACAATTACAATAGTTCTGCCATGTGCTTCGCATCGCTGACTTAGTGCTGCTGTCATAATAGTTTTGCCAGCACCTGTAGCAATTTCTTGTATTGATTGTGGATTTTCTAAAAAGTTGTTGATAATTTCAACTTGATAATCACGCAATTTAATAGGCTGTCCTTCCATAGGATGCCCTTCTGCCCAATTAATATGGGCAAACGTATTTTCAGTTACTTGCTCAAACGTAAAGTTAGTTGAATAATCTCTTTGATCATCAAGCTGTATGTCGTAGTTAAAATTATCTAATATTGGAATAATTTCAGGAAGTAAATTAGTATATGTGCTACCACCTAGTTGAAAGTAAGCAACTTTTCCATCCCATCTGCCTAATCTAACTGCTGGCTGATACCTTGCGCCAGGTACATCATACTTAAAGGTATTGACTAGCTTTTTACGAGCGTCAAGATCAAGCCCTTCAATCTTAATATTGACTTCGTCTTTAATTATAATTGTAGCTGTTTTCATATTGATATGTTTTCATGTTGTAATAATAACACACTTATCCCGTTAAATCAAAAAAACAGGCGCCGTTTTACAGGCGCCTGATAAAATGTATTGCTTTTTTTGTAGCAATACAGGAGCTACCTTTTATTTATACGCTAATTAGCGTATGGGTAAATTTTATGCTATTGAGTATTCATACTGGATAAACTTTTGTTTAGCCACGGAAGAACTAAATCTTTTTGATCCAAGTAACCCTTGGCTAATATTGATTTATCTGCAGAATCTGGTAATAATTTTGCATCTACTAAATCGTACCAACGTGTTTTTTTCAAGTCAAATGGGGTACGATGACTTTTATAAACTATGGCATGTAGCCAATTGTCAGTAGGATCTTTTTTAAAAAATCCTGACTTGCAATCCCACCCTGTTATAGCCAACATATGAATAAGATTTACTATGGTATAATGATAATAACAGCCATCATGTTGAGTAAAATCTAAATCTTTTTGCCGAATATTAGTTGTTTGTGGTACTATGATAGCTAGCATTGCCCCTTCTGAGCTAATATCTCGCCAATATGTTAGAGTTTTTATTGGATCAACAACATACTGGAAAGCATCATGACACCATAAAATATCAAATCCTCCAGGAGGTGCATTAATTTTAACCTCGAAATCTGCTCTCTGATAAATTATATTAGGATATGCACCGGCAATAGGTAGCCTGTTAAGAATATCTATGCCCTGACATTTAATATTAAGTTTAGTCTTTCGGTCATCACGCATGGTCCTTGTTGCCCACCATACTAAATCCTCGCCAGTTCCGCATCCTAAATCGGCAACTGTTTTTATAGACGCCATAAAATCGTCGTATTCATACAATTGATTTAAGGTGTGTAGACTATGCTGATGTGATTCTTCTGCGTTTCTAAACATGTTATACCTGTACGTCTTCCATTCCAGCTGCTCTAAGTCTAACAACATGCCCTAGCATAAAGTTTTTAGACTCAAGTCCTTTCATAATACCTAGATAACGATTTCGTAATAATGCAAGTTCATTTATTAATGTTTCAAAATCAATAACTTCATCTTCACCATCTACATACTTTTCGGCATCTCTACTAGTCAAAGCACGAGCATATCCTTCTAGATATTTTTGAAAATGTTTACGACGAATTTTACGTAGTTGAATATTAAGATAGTTTAATACAGCCTCAATCTCTTGTAATTGATTAAATCTATGCTCAGTAATGCCAGGTAAGGAAGTAATATTTTTTTCAATAATACCCCCTACCTGACATTCTTTTTTAGCATTTACAAGTTCAGCTTCATAGTGTGCGATAAAATCTGGTATTACACCTAAGTTAGCTGTTACTCGACTATACCACATAACTAGTTCTCATAATCTTCGTCTTCGTCTTCGTCGTAATCGTCTTCCTCTTCTTCTTCTAGATGATCTTTAAGATAACTGGTAAGAGCCCGCTTAATATCTGCTTCGCCCTTAAATGCATCTTTAATATCATCCGCAGAAATATCGTTGTCAATTAATACTGATACTAATGTTTCTGCTGCTTCATCACGATCAACTACGTTGATAAACCGTTTTAACTCGTTATAAATTTCTCTTGATAAATCTACTGACATTTTTATTCCTCCGTAGTTATGTCATCAGTACTTACTATTTCTGGGTGTTTACCAAAATTTTCCATAATTTTATCTAAACAACCATCTTCATTGGCTTCCCATTTTTTGCGGAATTGTTTAATAACTTCGCCGTCTGGAGTAGTAAACACTAGACTGTTGCCTTCTTTTTTCAGCATTTCACGCTTCTCAGCTAAGTCTACCATGCCGCTGTATGGATTCATGCCAGTTTCATAAGGAATCTTGATCTGCATACCTTCAAATGGTTTTGCATAACGTGTTTTCATTACTTTACAACCTGCACGAATACCCATTACATCAGAGATTTTGTTGCCATCTTCATCTTCTTTCAACTTCATTTTCTTCATAGCAACGACAATACTAGAAGCATAAATGAATCCTTGTCCGCCTGATATTTTATCATCAGGGTCAAACATATCTTGACTTGCGTAGGTATGATTAGTACAAACCATGCCAACGTTATAACTACCAAACATGTTTACGCAATTACGAACCAGTGATGTAAGTGCTTTAGGTTTACGACCCATGTCGCCTTTCATATCACCATCATCGAACTGTTTAACATCAGTAGGAGTTAATAACATACCCAGTGAGTCAATAACAAACAATACCTTGGGACGTTCGCCTTCTGGTAGTGTTTTATAATCACTCATAAATGTTGCAATTGTCTTAGCTACATCATCTATCATAGCCATGTTAAGTTTAAGTAACTTGCTTTCGTCAGTATCGACACCAAGTGCTTGCAACCAAGATTCGTCAAGAGCATTTTCTGAGTCAATTAATACAACAAAAATGCCTTGATCTTGTGCGTTTTTAACGATATTGCCTGAGCAAATGTAACTCTTGCCTGCACCGGATTCGCCTGCAAATACTGTTACTTTACCTAATGGAATACCTTTATTGAAATCGCCACTGATAAGATAGTTTAAAGCATAATTACCTGTTGAGATCCAATCAGTAGGATCATTATATCCAATAGACATACCTTCAATTGATTTGGTAATGTCTTTTCTAAATTTACTAAAGTCATAGGGCTTAGCCATGTTTAATCCTTTTATTGTTTTACTGCTAATAATACAGGGTATGACCCCTGTATTATTGATGGCTTAGTGCTTAGGCCTTTTGACGTGCTCGGATCATGGCCAAGATATCTTGTGCCTTATCCGATGATGCTGCGGGAGTTGCTACTGGAGCTGATGCTTCTGGAACATCATCCTCATCGAAACTACTCACTGGAGCAGCAGGTGCTGCTACTTTAGTAGGTGTAGAGAATGGATCATCGTCTTCTGCTGCTGCTGCCGGAGCTGCTGCTGATGATGAAGTACCAGATGTTGCCGGAGCACTTAGTCCTGCTGGACGGAAGTATTGTCCCCAACGTTCTGTGTCATAGCTTTGTCCATCAACTGAAGCTTCAAACATTTCTTTCATAACATTCAACTCAACTTCAGTTGGACGCTTAGGTAAGAATGTTGAAAGATCAAACAAGCCATATTGTTCAATTGCTGCTTGTTCAGCTTCTGTAAGTGCTGACTCTTTACGAGCCCATTTAGAACTGCTATAATCAGCAAAGCCGCCTTTGGAACCTTTGCTAATACGGAAGTCTAAGCCACGCAGATAATCTGTTGGCAATTCTTCCAATTCTGGATCCATAAGTGCTGATTTGATTGATGTAAAGATTTGTGGACCGATAATGAAACGACGGATTGGATTTTCCGGAGTCTTGTCGTCAGCAATAGGATTCTCACGAACAAAGCCTTGGAAAATATAATCACGCTTTTTCCAATACTTACGACCCATATCTTCAAGTGATTTGTCTTTAAACCAAGCACGAACTTCGCTCAAGATTGGGCAAGTTTCTCCCCACATCTCTACACATGGTACACGAACTTGTACTTGTTTAGATTCTAACTCGCCTTTAATACCAGCAAATGGTAGACGAATCATTGCACGTTCTTGCCAAAAGAAAGTGTTTTTTGTATTACCGTCTGGGATAAATCGAAGTACTGCGGCTGTGCCTTCTGCGATATTCCAATGTGGATAAATCGAGTTGTCGCCTTGTGATTGACTGCCTTGTTTGTTTTCTGTTTGTGCTAAACGAGCACGGATTTCTGCTAATGATGCCATTTTAAGATGCCTTTTTAATTAAGTAAAATGTGATGCCTATCTAATTTATGTTTAGATTTTAGTTGCCTGCCTAGTTAATTATACACATCTAGGTATGTGCTTACTACTAAAACGACAAACATAGTAAACTAGGTTTGCCATTTTATTCTTACGTCTTATTTATCTATTTATTTATACCTGATAAGAATTTTAAGCGGGCTATAGTATCCGCATCGCCACCTTCGACGGGTGTCATTTTGCCAGAATGTCCATATTGTCCTTCTAACCGATTGCCACTTTCTGCTGTCATTTGAGTAGGGTTAGATGATTTTTTATGTAAATTAGAAATTTTGTCATCAATCCATTGTCCGCCGGCTTCGCCAGCAGCAGCACCGGCTAATGCTCCGCCTTTCATTCCACGCTTACTACCTTTGCTTGCCTTTGAACCAGCTAATGCGCCAAGCCCAGTACCGATATATTTGCCGGCAGTGGCAAATCCACCTTCATTCATTTCTTTTTCTTCTTCAAAATCACTGGGTAAATTAACTAATTTTGAAGTGCCAGATGGACGAGTTTTGTTATATCTATCTAAATCTGCTTGAGTTTTTAATGGTTGAACATGAGAAGTTGTAGGTTTATTAAATTGATCAATACCTTTTGTATTACTGAATCCATTACCTGGATTATGTGATCCGGCAGCATACCCACCTAAAGCAGCAGCACCCACTAGCCCAGCGGCAGCTAATTTGCCTTTCCAACTTTCTTCCATATCATCTTCGTGCATGCCTGCGCTGCGGCGTAGTTGAATAAGTGGATCTTCCGAACCCTCACTCATACCACTTTGATCATTAGAAGCTTTATCGTATAAATTTTCATGGTCTCCAGTTACCACATTTTCAGGATCAAGTTGTTCGCCTGTAGTATTATCAACTACAGATACAATACTTATTTCCGGACCTTCTGCTGGACTACCACCACCATCGCCCCATGTTGCAGGCTGATATGATCCCGAAGTATTATAAGAAACTGTAACTGAAATCATTTGTTCTGGTTCTGGCGGCAGAGGATTATCTTCAGTTTCCTCTGTGCTTTCCCATGCCAACCACGCTGGATTAATTATTTCAGTTTCAAATTCATAATCAGCTCCGCGAGATTCTGATACCTCTTGTGCTGGTTCCTCTAGAGATTGATTAGTTAATTCTCCAATCACTTGTGCTACACCAGGATTATCTTTTAATTCTTCTAGTCTGTTAAGTATAATTTCTCTAGCATCAGCATCTGCATTTTTACTGGCCAATGCACCTAACTGTTCAAATAATTTATCATCGCCTATTAAGCTGTATAGTTGTTCAGTAACATTAATAGCATCAGGGCCAACTGGCAATTCTTGGCTTAGTAATTCAACAAGTGCTATTTGTTTTTCTTTTGTGTCAGGCAATGCCCAAGTACCTTCAAGTATAAGGTTTGCCCATCCTTCGAATATATTAGCTTCTTTCATTGCTTGTTCCCGTTGTAATCTTGCCAGTAAAGGTAATGCTTGTTCAACACGTGAGTCGATATTTTGTTCAACAAACATGTGGCGCAGGTCTTCAATAATAACATCTTCATCCGTTATTGCTGCTGGATCCCATGCTTCAAAGTACTTTATATATCCGGTTTTTGAACTTAAACTTTTTAAATTATGCTGTAGATTTTCGTAATATGCGCCTGCGCTTTCAACTAACTCGGCAGTCACACCTTCAAAAATTTTGCCCTGATTGGCACGTTTGAATCTACTTAGTACATTCATTTCTTCTACGATTTGAGCAATGTGATTGCCACGAATATCGTAAGGTTTACCACCTTGTCGTACATGTTCTATCATGGCACGACCTGCTGATAATTTTGTAAATGGTAATTTGTATCTTTCGCCTTCTGCCGTTTCTACAAATAAACTTTCAATGTAACGAAAACGAGCATCATTTTCACCAATGACACGTTTGTGTTTAATCATTAACCGTGCTTCAGTTTCCATTCCATTCCAAGAACGAGTTTTTGTGCCGGCCCAACTTTCAAACAATCCTTCTTTGATTGCTGCTTGACCTTGCATACTATATCTTAGTTTACTTAAATCGTTAGCGTTAAACCCGCCTTTCATGTCATCACGTACTGCTAAGTTCTTTAGTTGCGATAAAAAAGAAAACCATCCATCTTTATCCTCTGAATCCATGCTTTTTCCCAGATTATCTCCAAAGAAAAGTGTCAATCCTTCGTCATTAATCATAGCTACTGCTGTACCATAGTCCTTACCTGATTGTGCTTTGTAATCAAATTTGTACGATACTGGCTTAATCGTAGACCCGCTAGTATTGTTAAGCGGTACTTTTTCTGGATTGAAATCTCTAGTAACTAGTAAGTTATATAGTTCTTGATCGGGTGTATTTTGATTCATAGTATTATTTATGTTTAATACATCGTAGCAATGAATGGCAACGGCGGAACGATACTTTCACCATGATCACGCATTTGAGTGTCCATCTCTGGGTGATATGTCTGCAATAGTATCATCATGCGTGTAACTAGTAGTGTAGCCATAACTAAGTCGTCAGTTGACCCGGGTTTAGCTGCATAACTAACTCCATTGGCCACAAATGTTTTAAGTTCAGAAATGAGTGGACGACTCCGTAATTTCATTTTATTTGATTCTATCAACGTTTTTAACTTAGAACATGCTGTTAGCTTGTTTTTAGGACTAGTGTTAAAACCTTTCCGATACCTGCCGGCTCCTCTGGTAGGGTCTGACAAGAAATAGCCCTTAATGTTCTCTTCTCCAAACTGCTCTATAGATATAAGTGCAGCTTCTCCGATAGTGTTATTCTCAACCGAATAATATATTGATTGTTCGTCTTTGGTAAAACTATAAATGTGTTTTATAATGTCTGCAAGTATACGTACTTGCTCAGGAATTGTTGTTCTATTGTGTTTCCATTCACCAATTTGTTCTGTACTATTAGCTTCAAAAATTTGTATAGCAGAGGGATCACCACCAGTTCCCAGTGATGGGTCAAGTCCGACACAGTACATTTTGCCGGCTTGTGGTTCCTTGTACCAACGTACTTGTGCTGTGCGATGTGTAGGTTCAATACCTTCTAAATCTATGAGTTTAGCTGGAGCAATGAGTGTTTCATCATTAATAATAAATTCACAATCCATCTCGCGACGGAATTGATCTTCCCCTAACTGTGCCCGCATAGATGAGGCCCAGTTGTCGTCTCTATCAGGATGTTCGCGCCAATAGCTACGGAATGCTCTAAATCCGTTTATACCTAAATCTTGTGGATTACCATGGCTATCTTCCATTTTATTGGCGCCTTTCCACAATAGCGCAAATTGATCTTCGTCGCTATTTGGAGTGGAAGTAATGATAGCTGATCCACCAGTTGCCAATGTTGGGCTTATAGAAGTCCAGAATTCTTGTGCTACACTTGGCCGCACGAATGCAAACTCATCGCAATATAAGAGTGAAATTGACATACCACGGCCAGTATTTTCTGTAGTTGTAGCTGATACAATACGACTTCCGTTTTCAAAATCTATTGAACCTAAATTATAATTAGTGGCTCCTGCGCGAATATGGTCAGGACATAATTCGTATGCAAAACGAATACGTTTCATAATCTCTTGCGATCCGTCGAATTTGTGTGCAGCAATAAGAACTGTTGAGTCAGGCACAAACATAGCATACCATAATAGATAGCCCGCCGCTGATGTTGACTTGCCTGTTTGGCGTGGCATCATAGCTATTGAGAAACGATAATTATGATAAGTGTCAATTAATCGTACTTGATATTCAAAGGGTTTATATAGTGTTCTTCCACCAACTGTTTGTTGAATATAGAAGAAATTACGCATAAAATATTCTGGCCCAGTAACCGGATCGGCGCAGGCAGCAAATTCTGTAAGCTGTTGCTCTGTATATATTTCTTTTTTATGTGGCGTTTTTGCCAGCGAGTGTGAATCAAATCCCATGTTGTATTTACTTTAAAATGTGTTACTTCTTAGGAAACAGCGCATACCAAGCCGGCGTCCCTGGGCGTATTCCTGTTGATTTAGCATATTCAAGCTCGGGTGATATTTTAGCTTTTTGTCGTTCGGATGTAATCCTATTGTATTCTGCTAACTTTGATTGACTGCCTAACCCACCCATGTGACTGGCAATTAGCAATTGATACACAGGATCATCTGGCTCAAGATAGCAATCATCTTCGCTACTTTGAGTTAAATTTTGTGTTGTGATCCTATATTGTTTAGTCATAATAATGTTGGATTTTAATTAGGTATTAAAATCATTTGCCAATTTATGGCATTTAACCATTTGCAGCACCGCACCTTGCACGTTTAGTCTGTACCAATTTACCAAAATTTACAGGCCATTCTTTGCCTGGTGGTAATTCTACTGCATTAGTGGGAAACGCATACTTAACGCCGGCTGTTTGCATAATTTGTGCTACAGACACACGGAATTTAGTTAGGTCATTGCCTAAATTTGGATATGGTGGCACATGTGGGAATTGCCAACCTGCCACTTCATTTGTTTGATTATTGATAACAATCTTATAAAATCCACGTGGCACAACTACTCCATTGCCAATAATCTTGTCACCAGGTGCATATATGCTACCGGTTATGATTGTATAAGAATTATTAAGCTGTACTGTCCACCCTCGGATAGATGTTTCTAGTAATTTCCAAATTCCACGGTTTAATGACCCGGCTTGCGGAACCATGTTAGTCATTAAAAATGATTCAAGTTCAACTTGCATATTCCAACTTAAATCTCCATCCGGAGCCATATGTCCTTTATCGTAACCTGTGCCAGCATAATCATCTGGGCGAGGACCATTACGTATAGATTGATCAGCAACAAACGCATTGGTTCGTGGTATGCAACCTAATGCGTTAGTAGGAATAAGTTCGTACATTACAAACTCTGGTATTTTGGCAGCAGAATCATATCCCACTAGATATGCTTGTCTACAAATAGGTTGTATTGATCTAGAACTTTGAGGAAACCCGTATGGGGCATGTATTTGGCATGCTGCTACTGGGTTAGGAGGGCGTTGATCCCACGCAAATACAGTAGATGATAATATCGATAATAATACAACGAATAACTTCTTCATTTATTTTCTTTTGTACCCAGTAAAGGCAGTTACAGGGCTTTTTGTAATGGTACTAGCGGGTTCATCACTAGTTTTAGTGCTTACTAATCTTTTGTCAGAGCTTGGCAATCCCATATCTTTTAAAGCAATATCAATCCATTTTTCGATATCAGGATCAGATGATATAATAATTTCATTTTCTCCCCAACTGGTAGTAGTATTAAATTCAGGATCACCTTCTTTTTTTCTTTCTTCTTTTCCTTTGGCTCCTGCTAATGCTACACTAAATCTATATTGCATGTATGCATTTTGATTTTGTAAGGCTGGAATAATATATGTTGATGGCAAACTACGAGCAACGTCAGTCTGTATAGAGCCCTTGTCAAAACTTGTATCTTCCGCAATAAATTCACGGGCTCTCATTTGCGTTTGTATCCTTTAAATGCTACCACTGGACTATCTGTGTTCGTCGATGCTAATTCTTCACTATTTAAATTACCATCATTTAAATCTTTATATTCTACGCCGGCAGCTTTGTATGCCAATTTAAGCATATTCTGTTCTTCTTCAGTATAAGCGTGTGCAGTATTATGTTTGCCCACCCAACTTTCAGAATCCATTTCTATTGGGTTTATTCCATCACTACTTGCTACTGCCATCATTACACGATTTAAATCATATAATTTATCGTAAGTATCTATTCTCTTGGCAAAAACATTTAGTCCGCGAGTAGCTTCTTGATGATGTTTGCTAAGTTTACCTACAGCATTTTCAACAATAAACTCACGGGCTCGCATGATTAACCTTGCCCGTTAACACCAGCCGTAGCAGATGATGCTGTTCCTAATTCTCTAGCAGTAAAGTTAGCTCCGGTAACAGTTAGATAGTTACCAGCACCAACGTAAATTTGTTGACTAGAATTAGCTGAAACTTGCGGAGCAGCTGAGTACAAATTACCATTAGGAGGAGTTGTTACAGTAAACACATTAGTGGCATTTGCTGTAGCATTAGCACTTAGGGTTACACTAACATACGGAATTTGTGAAGCTATAGTGGTTGAAGCTGCAATGCCAGTTCCAGTAATTGCGCTACCTGCTGGCAATACCATTGATGCGGTAGTAGTGATAACATTACTAAGATTAGCAGTAGTACCACTAAATGTAATTTGTGGAGGCAACGCAACCTGATAAACGTTATATGTGACAGCAGTATTGCCTGTAACAATTTCACATTTATCAGTGTACCAAATTACATTTGATGCTGATGTTAGTACATTTGCCTGTGCCATTTATACTTCCTTATTTTCTATCGCTTGGATAGTTTTATATAAATCATTCATGCGTTGTCCTTCTGAAACATGGCTATGCAATCGATTAACTTGACTTGCCACTACAGGTAAAGTAGCTTGCCCAGTTGATTTTTCTTTGGCTCCACCACCACCTGCGTAACCTCTTGTAATCATCTGAGTATCAGCATATTCTTGGTTGCTAGGATAATCTGGCTCGTTGTTACTGTATGTAACATTAGCTTCGCCAAGGCCAGCTAGCTCCATCATTCTTTGATGCCCAGCATCATCTTCTTCTTCCATTGTTGGATTAGGCCTTTTTGGATCATATAAATCTCCGTCGTTTTCGCCCTGATCAGATTTCACATTAGAAAGTGGAATTGCAACTGTAGACGGATGACTATATATCAATGCAGCTACCCCGTCTTTCATACCTTTGAACACTCCGCGCACTCGTGCGCCTGAAGGCTGGCGCCAAATTACTTTATCGCCTATTTCAAACGGTGCAGCAGATTCATCCATTACATCAGATTCACCAGTAACTTTATCGCCAATAGCACTGCCAATAGTGCTACCGATTGCACGTCCTGCTAATGCGCCTACTGGACCGCCGACTGCACCAAGTGCTGCACCTGCTGCGCCGCCTATGCCGCCGCCAGCTATACTACCAACTGTGCCTTCTTCCATGTCATCACATTGGCAAGGTACGCCACCACATGTATCACAAGGTTCTTCACCGCCATGCTCATGTCCAGCTTCGTCCCCGTGTGAAACACCCATGCTATGTAACATTTCCTTAATGCGAGCAACATCATCGCCACTTACATTAATAGTGATATTCTCAACTTCTTCGCCACCATCATTTTTTGATGAGTTAGTGCTAACATTTACATCTTCTTTGAGCAAGTTACTGTACTTGCGTTCCCATGAATCATAAATGCTTCCACCAAATGACATACCGCCACCTGAAGATTTACCACCCGATGATGTAGCTACCGAGCCAGTAGTTGTTGTTTCGTCAACTTTTTCTTCTTTCTTGGCTTTCTTTTTGCCGCCTTCTTCATCCTTACCTAAACGTCCAGCAACAACATCACCCTGTGTTACTTTGTCGTAAGGCTTAGCATTATTGGCTAAGTTACCATCGCCTTTACCTTCTTCGGTTTTCTTAGCCTTTGGTTTATCTTTGTTAGCTTTGATAGCTTTGTCAACTGATCCAGCATGTTCTTCTTTACCAGTTTCAATTTTGCCATCGCCATCATAGTCTCTGTTAGCAAGTACTTTAGCTACACCACCCACTTTCTTAGCAGCTTTAACAAAATGACCCATGCCGCCTTTTACGCCTTCCATGTCAACTTCACGGCCTTTGCCATGTGCTGGCATTGCTTGACCGCAATGTGGACAATCGTCTCCGCCTTCAACAGCAACTATAGGTTTAGCAGTAGACCGAGTATTAGCACGTTTGCCGCTAATATTACCGGCTTTTCCACCTTTAACTGTGCCAATGTGCTTGCTGCCCAAGCTGACTCCCGGACGATGCGGTGCGTCATTTGGTGGAACTTGAGTTACCTTTCCACCACGGTCTACAAAATCTTCTACATCGCCTTCGTCAACTTCTCTTTCACGATTCTTCATGACATGTTTTGCCACATGTGTGCCTTTCAAACGAGCACCGCCGCCACCTGTACTGCCAGCTGGACGACCACGCCCACGTGGCTCATCACTTGCTGATTTTTGATCTGGATCGTTTACATCAACATAAGTTTCTGGCTTACGTGTATATACTGTTCCAGTTGACGTTACACGTTTGTCAAATTTACCAGTGCCTTGCTCAGGTTCGTAATCACCAAATCCAGCTTCGTCAACTTCTCTTTCACGATTCTTCATGACATGTTTTGCCACATGTGTGCCTTTCAAACGAGCACCACCACCACCTGTACTGCCAGCTGGACGACCACGCCCACGTGGGCCATCGCTTGTTGATTTTTGATCTGGATCATTTACATCAACAAATGTATTTGCCTTGCGGGTATATTGTGTTCTGCCTGGGGAAATTTCACGTTTGTCAAATTTACCAGTGCCTTCGTCATCTTCAAATTCCATGCCGTTGTAAGCATCAGCATCACCTGCCGAACCATTGTAAGGCTGACTAGTTGCTTTGCCTGCAGGAGCTAATTTAGCTTTTAAATAATTTAAAATATCTTTATCTGATTCACTGTACATATTTGTTTCCTCAAGGTCATTGTGATCTAATCCTGGATCGCCGCGACCCTTACGGATAAATGCTGGTATTTCTGAACGGCGTGGGCCGTCCTGTGCTGGTTTTTGTTGGACAGCACGACTATTTTTTCTAGTTTTTGCTGCTCTATTTTTTTGCGCTATAGTTTGTTGATCAAGTTCATCTGGTGTTGCTTCATACATTCCACATTCATCTACGTTGTTGTCATGCATGTATTGATCATTTGACCCTACTATAATGTGTTTAACAATATCAACTGGGCAATCTAAATCATTAGAAATTTTATCTGCTACTTGATCTATTTGTTGCTCAGGCACAGGAATTTCGAACCCGTAATCAACTAATGCGTCAAGTACAGCATCGGACCAAGATTCTATCATTTCGTAATGGTGTTGTTTTGGATCTCTATCAGGAGCACCTTTGCCACCTTGATGCCACATAGAATTTGGATTAGATAGATCATTAGGATCACCGCCCCATTCGTTAACTTTTTTCTTGCCCTTGCCTTGAATATTTAACGCAAAGTTAGCACGTTTCTTTTCTAGGGGCGTACCAGATTTCTTAAGACTTTGTAATTTCTTGTTGCCAATTTTCTCGTCTTGCGGAATACCTTCTTGCTTATGTAACGCACCTTTTTTAACTGTTTTAGCAGCTTGACTTAATGACTTCTCGGCTTCTTCAAGATGATTTGGTAATGTACCATTTCTGATAATAAGATCTAAATCTCGTTCGTTTGGAGTACTTCTTTTTAATCTAGCAAGCAAGTCTGGAAACTTAGGATTACGTAATATTTGTTGACCATACACTCTAGCTAATGCTTGTTTGTATTTTTCATCAGATGGTGTCATCACAGGCGGATAACCTTCTAGTGTATTGCTGCCGGACATTCCGCCAGTAGCATCTTCCATCAAACTACGTAAGTCTGTTCGTAGTGCCTCTTCAAGTGTCTTTTTAGCAGGACTCTTAGGAGCTTGACTTTCTACAAGTGCTTTTTGCTCTTGCGTCGGCTCATTTCTAATATCATCTAATGTCTTGTTCAGTGCGTAAAATGGGTTCATTACTATTATCCTTTGGTCTTTGCGCCAGTGGCTGGTCTTGCTGGACGCTTTTCTGCGTGTGTCATTGGGCTAACATTACCCGTTTTAAAATCATTTGTTGTTTCTGCTGGCTTAGTTTTTCCACCTGCAACAGTAAAGTTTGAACGATACGCATTTTTTAACACAGCATGGTCGTATGGATCAGCTGAATAATCTGCTTTTAATTCTTTTTGTTCTGCATCATCAGCTGGATAGTTAGTATCGGCCAGTAATGATTCTGGTTGATCTTCAAGTTTTTTCTGATATTCAGCAATGTCATCGCCATACACTGAAGTTTGCATAATAATTTTATTTTCATCGAATCCCATCAAACGAGCTATTTGTTTAATCTGTGGCTCAATTGCAGGATAACGTAGCATAACATCGATGCAAGTAACTTTTTCATTTTCACATGCTGGAAAATCAGCAGGTTTAGCTTGTATTGGAGTAGTTTTTTCTGAGCCAATTTTCAATGGATCAAACTGTGCCAGTTTACTTTTTAACAAATTGTAAAACCCCGATGGTAAATCACCCGCTATCTTGATACGATAGTTATAGGTTCTTTCGCTTTCGGCTAAGTAGTCTTTAAAATTTTTCATGATTGATTCCTATATTATATTTATACTATTTGTCTTTTTGTGAGCCAGCATCTAGCAAGCGTTGAAGAAGATCATTACGCGATAATACTTGACCTTGTGCAGTTGGAATGTTACTTAACTCACCAGATTTTTTAGTTGCATCTTGATCCAACTTTAGTTTTCTAAGCTGTAGATCAATCATTTTTAATTTTTTGTTTAATTTGGTTGTTTTAGCTGTTAAAGCATGACTTAGCATTGTACTAGCAACAGCAAACAATTCAGCTGAATATCTACTGTCCACATTAAACGCAAGATCACTTAGATCCTGATAACTTTGTTTAGCAAGATCAGACAGTTCATCTAATTCTTTATCTGATGCAGCTAAATCTCTAATAGCCGGCAACGCATCGTCAATTTTATCAAGCGTTTCATCAATGTGTACTATAGCATGTCGCGTTTCTTCTGCTGTCATATTTTCAACAACAGGCGGATCTTGAGCATCGTCAAGTTGGTCAAATCCAAAAACTTCTTCTAATCGTTTAGTCATACTGTTATTTACAGTATTTTGGAGGATAGCAATTACTTCTTGCGTCCTTGCGAGAATATATCAGATTCTGTGATTACACGAAAACTTAGGCCATTTTGTCTGGCCCATTTTTGAGCTGCTGACCATTTAGAATAGTTTACTGCTACAATAGCACGTTGGCTATCTTTCATAGTTGATTCGACTACGCTTTGATTACGTGGTTTTATTTCTATTAATTCAGCTTTAGTAGTATTGTTTGGGCCACGATATACCACAATGAAATCAGGCACATACATGGTCATTTTGCCTGTAAGAGGATGTCGGTAAGGAATTCTAACAGGTTCACTAGCCCAATTTATTACATTATCATTATTATCACAGAAATGCATGAAAGTCATTTCCCATCCACTGCGATATCTAGGTTTGCCTTTGCCTACATATTTGTGTGCGTTGTTTACTTCGTATAAACCTTGACGGAAACTTGACATAATTATTGTTTAATATTATGTGCAATATAATAATTAGGTGTTACAGGAGATTGTATACCCAACATTGTTGACGGACTTTGGAATGTGTTTAAATAAAAAGCAAAATTTAATGTAATTTGAGGGCCAGTCATGCCTTCTATGCCTTGTAATAGTTGCATAACTGGAATGCCAGATGCTGCTGCTATACGAAACATAGTAGTGGTAAAATTATTGGCCTGTGCTGTTGTGCCAAAAACTGACATCAAATAACTACGAACTACATCGTATTCTTGTGCCGGCACTGATTGTTGAAAATTATAGAATCTATCAAAAATTTGTACTGTTAAATCGATGTTGGGATTAGTAGAATTAATGTTGGCCATAATTTTATCTTATTAAAAATCTTTGTTTTCTTCTTCGTCCCTAAATGCTGCATTTTGAGCATTTACACGGGCTGCTGCTGCTTGTGCTTGTTCACTAGTCAACGTACCATTTGCTAATGCTTCGCCGACTGTACCAGGCGCATTAGCATTATTATATCCAGCTGCCCTAGGAAATGCCATTCCGTTGCCGGAATTAACTGCTCCGCGAGTGGCATTTGGTGTACTATTTAATGCGGCTTGTGTAGCAGATTTTTGTAATGCAGGTTGTACCTGTTCAATTAAATCTTGATTTTCAAATGTGTTGATAGTGGTCATAGGTCGCTGAACCCCGCCTATTACGTTTTGCAATCCGCCTTGACCTGAAGTAAGTGCTTGTAAATCTTGTATGGAACCTTCTACAGCTGGTTTAATGCCAGTTTGACCAAATACAGAATTAGTTGCGCCCGGGCGACTAATGCTCGATGGTTCGATATCATAGTGTGCAGGATCAGCGAACCCTTTAACTGATGACGATGGTTGAGCTCCGCCTACGGCTCCGGAATAGTATTTTACAGTTTCATATTCAACAGTAACATCATCTTTCATGGTACCGGCGCCATCGGAATAATCGAAACTATCACCATTCCATGATGAAATAATGGGATTAACTAACACCCATGCGGCAAATTTCTTTTGACTCAATGCATATATAGTAATATCTCTAAAAAAAGGTGGTTTACCATTAGAATTAGTAGCAGAGTTAGCACCGTCTGCATAACTTTCGCCTATAAAACCCCAATCGGAAGTTTGAAAAGATTGATTATAAATGTCTGAAACATTATAATTAAATCCGTTACTTTTGCCTTCAGTCAACCCCAATGTACCGCTTTGATTAGCTATATTATCGTATTTTTGTGTTGGATCTTTATAGTAATATGTAAGATAGTTATACCACAGATTACGAATTACATCAGCTTGATCATCATGTAATGTAAATCTGCATGGTTCATAATTAAGTTTAGTTTGTACAACACGTTTACGATTGTACTGATTCATTACTGTAGTATTAATTTTATATTTAGGCAAATCGATGCTTTTAACCATCAACCCGAGAGTTTCTACAGTACCACTTCCGTAAGCGGCTTGTAATTGCGGAATTTGCCCTGTGTTAATATTGAAATAAACATGATATAAAAACTTTAACCGCGGAGTAAGTTGAAACCCGTTGGTTAAGAAAGTTCTGGAAGCATGTGTGTAGTCTTTTAATAGAGTACCTACAGCAGGTTGCTGTAGGTCTCCGCCTTGGCCTTGATAGCCGGTACCCATTTAATTACTGACCTAATATTGTTGCTGGAGCAGTAGCAAGGCTTCCAAATGCACGACCAATCTCTTGACCAACGCCTACTGGTACTCCAGATTGTGCATTAACCTGAATAGCATTATCATATGTAATCGCCATTGTAATTTTAACAGCTTCTGATGTATTATAATCCATTGAGTTATAGTTTACATCTTTTAAATAGCAACCTAAGATATTCCATTGCTCTAATACAACAGCTTCTTGTATACCATTGCCGCCATCTAATACTTGTAATGTAACAGTAAATTTATACGTATTAGCAGCAGTTGCAGAACTTTGTTCCAAAAAGTCTAATTGCTTTTGTAATTGCTCGCCAACTAAACGGCTTACATTACCAACAGCATCATCGCGCAAATCGCAAGTAACATCTTGCCAGCTGTGTTTTCCAGCAATTTTAACAGTACTGTTATAAATTGGCAGTTTAATTTCCTCAAATTGAACATGAGGACGATCAAACTTCATAACTTGTTTAGTTAATTCCGTGGTAGGAGTACTAACACCAAAGTTATTAAAGAAAACACGATAACGATATGCCAGCTTAGGCATTAAAAGGCCTTGTGTCGATGGACTTTGACCGTTTATTCCTAGAG